GAGGGTGATATCGTCTAATGGCAACAGTAGAAGAAGTTCAGGCAAAATTGACCGCACTTATTGCCAATCTTTCTCCACAAGCACGCAGACAGCTTGGGCGAAAAATCGGGCAAGCCTTACGAAAAAGCCAATCGAACCGAATTGCACGCCAACAAAATCCAGATGGTTCAGCCTTTGAACCGAGAAAACCACGTAAAGAATTTGGAAAAAAGAAAGGGCGAATCAAACGCAAAGCCATGTTCGCTAAACTCCGCACAGCCCGTCATTTAAAAGTGCGGTCAAATGGTAACGAAGTTTCAGTGGGTTTTAATGGCTCAAGTGCCGCCATTGCTGCAGTGCATCAATACGGTTTAAGCGCTAGCCCATCTAAAAATAAAGATTTCAAAGTGCAATATGCCCAGCGTGAATTACTGGGCTTTTCGGAAAGTGATGTGGAGTTGATTGAAAACTTAATTATTGAGCAATTAAGTCTTTAGATTGTGATTTTAATTTGATGTGCTTGCGAATAATGTGAATCCAATAGCAATACACTGCAAGTGCTGCAACACCAAGGAAAAAGTTGATTTCAGCAAGCCAAAGCACCGACCCCATCATCAACATATAAAGAAACAGAACAGGTGCGGCAATAATGCCAGAAACTAACCAAGGCAATGCAATCAAACCGAAACCGACAGCGAGCCCAAGAGCACCAAAAGCGAAGATGAGCAGAAAAAGAATTGTGATCATATAGCCCCCCTTTGTTTTAGTACATTATTTAATCTTTCTTTCTGAAAAGTCAAGAAAAAGCGAGAAAATATGAAAAGTTTAGAGTTGAAATTTGTTTTAGATGCAGTAGATAAGCTCACCACGCCATTAAAAAGCGTACAAAAACAGCTTGATTCTTTGCAGAAAAAAGTAAAAAACACAACAACCGAGCTGAATAAATTACAACAGCAAGAAAAAACCGCTAATTCATTTAAACGATTAGAAAACGCACTACAACAAAACAATCAAAAACTTGTAGAAGCGCGAGAAAAAGCGAAGAAATTAGCCGAACAATTAAAAAATACTGCCGCACCGACAGCAGCATTAAAAAGACAAGTCGAATCCGCGCATAAATCAGCACACCGATTAGCGCAAGCACAAGAACATCAGCGGAAAAAACTGAACGAATTGCGCCAATCACTAAGACAAGGCGGATTTGACACGTCAAAATTCAAGGAAAGCCAAGAAAAACTAAAGCAAAAAATTAAACAATCAACGGCGGCAATCGAAAAACAAAATGCAGCAATGGCAAAGTTGCATCAGCGACAAGCAAAATATAAATCTTACCGCGAAAGCGTGGATAATTTAAAAAATAAAAGCGACCAGTTACGAACATTCGGACAGCGCTCAATGATAGCAGGAACAGTGACAAATGCGCTGTCAGGTGTCATGCTTAAACCTGCACTTGACTTTGAACAAGACTTTTCGCGCGTGCAAGCATTAACAGGATTGAGTAAAGCGAACCCAGAACAAGCCGCCGCGCTTGAACGTTTACGCAATCAAGGGATTCATCTTGGTGCGACAACATCATTTACATCGGGTGAAGTCGCACAAGGTCAAGGCTATCTAGCCATGGCGGGTTTTAATGCTGACCAAATCGCAAAATCAATGCCAGCTATTTTATCTATGACGAAAGCCGCAGGAATAGAAATGGGGCAAGTGTCTGATATTTCTTCAGATATTTCCTCAGGTTTTAAAATTTCCGCTGACGAAATGGGTCGGGTTGCGGATGTACTCACAGCCACATTTTCTGGCTCAAACACTACCCTTGAAGGCTTGGGCGACACAATGAAATATCTTGGACCGATTGCCACGGCAACAGGCCAAGACTTTGAAACCATGTCAGCAATGGTCGGCTTATTGGGTAACGTGGGAATAAAAGGCACGCAAGCCGGTACATCGTTGCGTTCTGCCATGTTAAGACTTGCCGCACCACCTAAACAAGCCGCAAAAGCATTGAAAAGCCTAGGTGTGTCCGCCAAAGATAGTCGTGGAAATATGCGCGCTTTAACTAATATTTTGATAGATGTGGAGCGTAAAACCGCCAAAATGGGAACCGGTGACAGAATGGCATATTACAAAGCCATTTTTGGCACTGAAGCCGCAACGGCAATGGTTGAATTAGTCAAACAAGCGGGCGTAAATGGTATTCAGGAATTTACAGATAAATTAAAAAATTCTGCGGGTAGAGCCGAACAAGTTGCGCAAACAATGGCAGATAACTTACTCGGTGACATTAAAAACCTTGAATCAGCCCGTGAGGCTGTCGGCATTGCTATTTATGACACTATTTCTGACGATATGCGCGCCAGTATTCAATTAATCACTGAAATGGTGCGAAAAGTCAATGAATGGATAAAAGCAAATCCAGAATTGACCGCAAAAATCGTTAAATGGGGCGCGGCAATGGCAGGGGCAGTCACGGCACTAGGCGCATTGAGTCTTTTAACAAGTTTTGTGTTCTACCCAATCGCAAGGATTGTTCTTGGATTGTCAAAATTGGATGTTATTTTACCTAAATTTATGGGGAAAGTTATAGATGTCGGCGGTGCAATCTCAAGATGGCTACTTTCCCCTCTAAAACTTCTGCCTTATGTTCTGTCACTTGGCGGCGCAGCTTTTATTGGTGCGGGACTCTTAATCTATAAATTCTGGAATCCAATCAAAGCCTTTTTCGGCGGTTTTTGGGAGGGCTTAAAATCAGGTCTCGCCCCCGTCCTTGAAAAATTCCAACCGCTTGGCACCGCATTTAGTGTCGTCGTTGGCTGGATTGAAAAAGCGGTGAAATGGTTTACTGATTTATTGTCTCCGGTACAAAGCACCAAAGAAGATTTAGATGCTGCAGCCAGTGCAGGTAAAAAATTTGGCGAATGGATAGCTGCAGGCATTGATTTAGCACTCAAACCATTACAGCTACTCATGGATGGCATTAAATGGGTAATCGATAATATGCCAGGTATTCAAGCGGGATCAAAAATTGTTGAAAATGCCAAACAATCAAGAAATGAAGAAACAAATAAGGTTATCAAATCAGGAAGTATAACTGAAAGAACACTCGATGCACTTTCTGATTCAAATATGTATTCTTCAGGCGGCTACACTGGCAATGGTGGCAAATACGAACCAGCTGGCATTGTCCACGGTGGCGAATACGTGATGACGAAAGAAGCCACATCTCGACTTGGCATAAATACACTCAACGCCCTTAATTACGGCAAACAAGCACTTATTGCGGGTGGATTAGGGATCAGCGTTGTAACCGCCGCCCCTGTGCAAGTTGATACTCGCGCACCAATATCCACTCGTCCAGTAATGACTCAATCCAATCAGCCAATGAGTGTAAACATCACAATCCATGCTGCACAAGGCATGGACGAACGAGCCATCGCACAACAAGTAGCAAAAGAAATACAACGCATCGAAAACCAACGCCAAGCAAGGGCTAGAAGTTCAATGTGGGACAGAGCATAATCAAAGGGCGCAAGCCCTTTTTTTGTTACCGACTATTCCACACGCTCACCCACTCGCCACACCGCACAATATTGCCAACAATAAGGCATTTTCTTTAACTGTGAATGCTTATGTCTGCAGAATTACAACGAAAACTCGACAACATTATCCGCTTTGGGGTGATTGCTGAAGTGAATCACGCCACCGCACGTGCTCGCGTAAAGAGCGGTGACATTCTGACAGAGTTTTTACCATTTATTACATTTCGTGCTGGCACAACTAAAACATGGTCGCCTCCTACGGTGGGCGAACAATGTGTGATGTTATCGGTGAGCGGCGAATTTACCACTGCCTGCATATTAGTTGGACTTTACACACAAAACAGCCCTAGCCATTCAGCCGACGAACACGTTATTGAATTTGCTGACGGTGCCAAAATTACCTACAACCAAGCAAGTGGCGCATTGGTTGTGACAGGTATCAAAACCGCCAGTATTACTGTCGCTAATCAAATTGATATTGACTGCCCCACTATCAATATCAAAGGTAATGTGAATATTGACGGAAAGGTAACATCAACAGGCGATATGAC